TAAGAAATCAGCGAATCTGACGGTGTTGTAGTGCTTCATCTGCGCACACACGGTCTTCATCGCGTCCAATGGGAGTTTTGCCATGGTCCAGCCCCGTGCGGTGTGCACGGGCTGGGAGCGGCAGAACAGCACCTCCTCAGTGCTGTACGCCACTCGCTCTAGCTTCGTGGGCAGTCCGAGTTGCCCTAGACGGTTCATCCACGAATTGATGTAGATGTCGTCCTTGGACCTCACGAAAATCAGGGTGTCGTCTCCGTCACAAAGGAAGCGGATGTTGCCGCGCTCCAATGAACCCTTGCATGCATAGCGCAGCGCCGCGATCATGACGATCTTGTTTGCGTTCGCTGTGCCGGCAGTGCCTGACGCCCTGTTGCCCTTGATTGTGGCGTCCACCTTGCCGGTGGGGCCACGAAACTTGAGATTGATGACATTTTGTGCGGCCAAGACCTCGGCCACGGCCTTGTCCCCACTCGCAATGGCAGCCTGCTCCCTCTCTAGGATTGCAAGCCGTCCCTGGTTTCCGTCAAAGGAGCTGACGTCCACCGATACACATATCCACCGCTCGCCTGGAGCGGTCCCCGGAGACGCCGACATGCGCCTGTTGATCTCTTTGGCCCTCTGGGAGAGGGACATTCCGTTTGCAAAAATCCTCGAACCATCTATATTGCGCATCTTATGGAGAGCGGTCTCCTGCTTGTGGCGGAAGAGCGACTCGATCGCGATGGGCATAAATGACTTGACGAGTTGTCCTTTGTCGCCGCTGCCGTAAGCCAGTTGGGGAATGATCGCACGTGTGCGTGCGTTACGCTCTCCCCACTTGACGAAGGCGTCGAACCCCATAGAATAGGAGCCCAACCCGTAAATACTACCACACACCTGGTTGTACTCCCGGAATGCGGCGTCGTAGACCTGACGCTTCTTTCCCGTATACTTCTTCACCACATCCTCCGCGTTCAACACCCCATCACCTCCTAAGTCAGCCAACTCCTGGTACAAAAGACTCAGGTTGTTGCTGAAATGCCGGAGGGGTCGGTCTTTGGGGTTGTTGCACGCCACGTAGTCGATGTGGTGTCTCTCATAGAGTGCTCGTACTAGCCCGCCTGCACACGTGCAAGGCGACTCTGCTTCATGACCGCACCCGCCCAGTAGAACATCAGCCCTCGATAGGTCATGTCCTGAGAACTGGAGGTGCGCCCGCCTGACCTCGTGCGGCCTGAGATCAACCTTGAGGTAACCGTGGTCGTCACGGTCCCTAGTGAGGTTGTCGTTGGCTGCAATTAGATCTTCAGCGATCTGCATGCTGCACGTGGATTTGACGAAGGTGGCGGTCACGCCCGAAAACCCCCCACAGCGTATGGGAAGTCGTCGAGCACGCGGCTGACGTCGCCGATGATCTCCTCGTCCGTCTTGTTGAGCGAGGGTGTCTTCCTGGTGAGGAGGACGATCTTCTGACGCAGCTCTTCCTTAGTGAGCGAGCGCAGATCGACGATGGTAGCGGCGGAGACAATGAGGTACGGTACGCCCTGCTGGCGACACAGCTCCACGAACAACTCACGGGCGGCCGTCGGCGTGACGTAGTCACGCACGAACTGGTCCGCCTCGTCACGCCTGACCTTCAGCTTGTTGGCCTGGGCGTAGACCCTGGCGCCGATGACAGCGTTGTCCGCGTTGAAAAAGTTGTGAGCCGTGTCCTTGACCTTCACCACACAGGTCGTGAACAAGCCGAGACGCGTGGAGTGCGCGTCTCCCATGTCACGAGCGACTGTGATGTCCGTGCCGGAACGGTAGTTCCCGACAGACTGTGCGGTGTTGGTGGCCGTGCGGCCGACGGCCGCGGCAGCAGCCACGGCCCCCAGCGAGGCGTTGTGTGCGGCCGCGGCCACGACGGGTGCTGCGGCAGCCGTGGTGTCCG